GCTCGTCCAATGCGACCGCGAGTCGCTCGAGGAAACGCTGACCCGCCACCTGATGGGTTGCGTCTGGAAGATCAACCACCGCAATCTTGTGGAGTTGGGGATCGCTGGCGATCAGCCTCGCTTTGCCTTGGCGCAGGAGAAGCGGGAAGACCCGCTCCAGCGGGCGCAGGTCGCGCAAACCGTTTCCGCTATGGGGGTCCCGATCTCCGTTGCTGACGTGCGTGACCAGACCGGGTTCAAGAAGCCCGAGGAGGGGGAGGAGCTAGTCAAGCCGCCGGCCCCAACTGTCGCCGATCCGTTCGGCCAACTGGCCGGGATTGGCCAAGGAAGCGCGGTCCAGTGAACGGGGAAGAACGAATTACCCAGCTACTGGAGGACCTGACCGGTCGGCCGGCGCGGATGCACGCTGAGGCGATCGGCAGTTTGATGGTGGCCAAGGTCCGAGACAACCGGCCAGCGGCGAGGGCAGCCCGCGAGCGACTCTCAGAGGTTACCCGCGACACAATGGGGGCTGCCGAGGTCCTAGGCGCTCGAGCCACGCTAGACGCCGTCATGGCCACAACGACGCAGATGGCACAGGCGCTGCCGCCAGTCATGTTTGGACGGGACCAGAGTGTCCTGCCTAGCGTGACCTTTGAGGAGGGTCTAACCGAGCTCGCGACGCGAGTCCCGGCGACGATTCGCAATCCGGCCGCCCGAACGGCGCAGGCCATCGCGAAGCTTTACAGCGAGGGGCGCCACATCGCATTCGTGAGGTCGGCGGAGGAGTCTGTTACCAAGGCTGCCCAGCAATTCCTGCAGCGGGCCATGGCGGAGGGGATGACCGAGAACGCAGCCGGCCGAGGACTGTCCATGACAGTGGACGCCGTCCGGGATGCCACCAAGCCTTGGTCCCAGGCTTACAGCCGCCTCGTATTTCGGAACAACCTGAACACGGCGATAACGGCCGGCAAGTTTCGCCAGGCCCAAGACCCGGACATCCGGGCGATCCTGCCTGCCTTCCGGTTCGATGCCGTAGGCGACGTGGACACGCGGCATAACCATCAGGCAGCCAACGGGCTGATCATGTCGGTAGATGACACGAGGTGGGCGCAGCTGGCGCCTCCTCTTGGCCACAACTGCCGTTGCCAGGTTGTGGCGGTGGATGCCGGAACCCTTGACGATCAAGGGATGCTCGACCAATCCGGGGAGCTTCGACGCATGTCCAAGCCAGCTCTCGCTGGGCCTGACGAGGGTTTCCGCCACGGCGGCCGGCCAGACCTGCTGGGGGTTCGGTAAGCCATGGCCGATGAGTGGGAGAGTACCCGGCGCGAGTTTTGCCGCATCGCCGCGAAGCGCGGGGTGGCAATGGTTGCCGGAGAGATCCCGGCCGACAAAGTTACTGCCTACCGCCTGATGAAGGGCGAGACGAAACACCCCTCCCGCGCTGTTCGTGCGGGCATCGAGCGCATCGTCAACGACGAGCGCCGGAGGAAGACTGACAATGACGTACGCGACTGAACGCAACAGCTTGGGCCATCTGGTTATCCGGTGCGTCCCCATCTTCATGGACTGCCAGCGGGACGGGTTGGTCTTCGATCGGAATTGGGTCAACCAAGCCGTGGTCCAAGCCAAGAAGGCCGCATCGGATGGATACCTCCCGCCGTTGCACGTCCACCATCACGGGACCGACAACCCAGTGGAGCCGGCCGGCTTCTTTGAGGTCACTCACGCGGAGGAGATCGACTTCCGGGGCAAGCGCCGTTTGGCGGTCTTTGCGGATCTGACGATTACGAACGAGGGCGTCGAATGGGATGTGCTGCAGGCGCGCCTGCCATACCGAAGCGTCGAGATCCTGAGTGCCGAGCGTCCCAATATCGACAGCTTGGCGCTACTGAATCACTCCGCGCCATACCTCGAGTTCCCCATGTTGATGGTGACCGATCCGGGGCCGAGGCAGGACCGGGCGGCCAACTTTGCACTTGCAACAATCGCACAGCACTACCGACCGGAACCGTCCAGAGACGCCGACGGCGTGGTAGCGTGCTTTCAGCGAGGCACAGGAGCCACGCTCCTATTCGATCAGCGCGAGGACATCATGGCCGCCAAAAAGAAGACCACCGACAAGCCAGACACCGATCTGGAGAAGAAGACGCAGACAGCGCCACGCGTGGCCATGGCCGACGAAGGCGACAAGGCCGACGACGACGACACGGGCGAGGACATGTCCGACGGCTCCGGCATCGACGTAGCCGCCATCTGCAAGGCCATCGAGTCTGGTGAAATCAGTGTGGCCGACATGGACGCGATCGTGGCGGCTATCGGAGCCCAAAAAACCGACGGCAGCGATGATGCCGGCGTGAGCGATCCCACGGCCGTAGAGGCCCAGATCCCCGGAGCAGCTATGAGCAAGGAACAGAACGTCCAGTTCGCCCGCCTGCAGGCTAGGCACGATGCGTTGGAAGCCAAGGTCCAAGCCCGCGAGCAGGCCGACAAGCAGCGCGACGACGTGGCGGAAGCCATGAAGCGGTTGGAAGGCAAGCCTCTGGGCGCCGACCTCGAGGGCCGCCTCAACAAGTTCCACAAGGAGCACGGCCCGGAATCGTTCGCCGCCTACGTGGACGAGACGGACGCCAACTTCGCGGCATTCGAGGGAGATCTCGACTCCGACCTCCGCAAGAACACGCCAGCGCCGCACAGTAAAGCCGTGGACAAGTACGCTGAGGACGGCCCGGAAGCGGTCGCCAAGGCAGCCAAGTTCTCGGCGATGTGGAAGCAGGTCCACGCAGCGGGTCACACCCGCATGACCGAAGATCGATACGTCGAACTGAACATGGCCCGATAAGGGCCTACCAGCCCCACAGGGCCTACCAACCCCACACACCGAAGAGGATCCAGCCATGGCCGCACTCAGCGCAGCAGTAACCACGCAGAATTCCCGCCCACGCGCCGGGCGATCGTCCTACGTTGTCGTCTCCGGCGACACCATCTACGCCGGCTCTCTTGTCGGCACCAATGCCGCGGGCTTCTTGGTCCCATGGGCCGACACCGCCGCGAACAAGTTCGTAGGCATCGCCCTGGAGACGGTTGTTGGCGACGGCAGCCTGGAGTGTCGCGTCAACGAAAACGGCGACATCCTGAAGGGCGCAACCGTGGCGTCAGCAGTGCAAGCGAGCGTCAATTCGCTCGTTTACTGCGAGACGGACAACCCCGCCGATCTGGACCTGAGCGCCAGCACGAACGTGGACGCGATTGGCATCGTCATTCGCTACATTTCCGCCGGTGTTGCTGACGTGATGCTTTTCACCCCCACCGAGCACGAGGCCAAGGCGTAGTCCCCGAGGGACTTGGACAACTCACCCGTAGACCCATAACCGACATACAGATATGACAACCGTTCAAGCTGGCGAAGTAATCGCAAACGGTCTACGAACTGAGTTCGTCGACACATACCAGGCTGTCCAGAATCGCGTACAAGATTCTGAGCTCTCGCTGTTGATGGACCTCAACGTCAAGGCCACCAACCGCACGCACGAGTTCGCCTACATGAACAGCGCCCCGCACATGGAGCACTGGCGTAGGGGCGACACCGTTCCCACCGACATGATGGATTCCGTCGGGTTCACGGCGACGGCGCACACATGGGCGCGCCGGATCCCGTGGCACAAGGACGACCGCAAGGACGACCAGACGAGCAGCCTTTACGACGTGGCCCGCATGGCCGGCAGCAGTGCAGCCCTCTTGCCAGCCAGGTTCGCGTTCGATGCGCTGAACAACACCGCCGGCACGCTGCCGAGCATCCCCAACGCGCCGGATGGCGTGGCCCTCTTTAGCGCTACGGATAGCGGTGGCGGCGATCGATTCGGCGTCAGTGGCGGAAACATCGTTTCCGGTTCCGACATCTGGGACACCACGGCCGCAACGGTCGCCGGCGTCTACTCCGCGATCGAGCGCTTTAAGGGCATGAAGGATGGCAAGGGCCAGCCGCTGTGGACCGATGATGTGCTGGACCAGGGATTCCTGATCATCCACCCGCACACGCGGACGCAAGAAATCGAGGAGGCGTTCCTGCAGCGTCGCCAAGGTTCTGCCGCCGGTGGCGCACCGTCCAACCTCTTCATGGATGCGAGCCGAGACTTCGACCTCTGGGGCAGCCAGCGTCTGTCGAACGATCGGATTTACGTGACCCTGAAGGGCGCCCCCAAGAAGCCGCTGTTCTTGATGGACCGTGAGGGGCTCATCGAGCTGTCAAGCCTCGAGGGCGACAACAACGGCGACCACACGCGCAACACGGGCGAAGAATACGTCCAGTTTGAGCGTCGCGCCGGCTTGGGCATCGCGTTGCCTTACGGCCTGATCGAGATCCAAGACAGCTAGGAGACTACCTCCTAGCCCAACGAACCCCAGCGGGCCGCTGGCGCGAGCGTCGCGCCGCGGCCCGTTCCCGTTTTGACCATGAACCGGAAAGGACCCCGGATGGCCACCAAGAAGAAGAACACGTCTCTCCCCCACGAAACCACCAACGACCCGATCCCGGACGGCAGCAGCGCCGCGGGTGGAGTTGCACTGGTGGACGAACTGGGAATCCCCAAGGTCGGAGTGCGGGAGGCCCCCAAGCCTCAGCAGCTGATTTCTGCGGATTCCCTCAGCCCCGACATGACCGCGGTAGAGGCGGCATCTGAGCGGTTCAAGTACTGGATTGGCATCCATCCGGACTGCCCCGTCGAGGGGATCGGCGCCGCTGGTTTGACTTTCAGCAAGGTCAACGAGCTCATCATCCCCGACCCCGACGGAGGGAAGACGACACGCGTTCCCGTCATCGGCGGCATCGCGAACATCGACCGCGAGACGCTGATTCGGCTCAAAAACGTGTTGCCGCGCATCGTTATTCGGTTCGAAGAGGCTTCGGACCCCTACGCGGACGAGCAGGGGAAGACTGGTCAGAACGTGGGCGACGCGTTCACCCGAGGCCGACGTGGCCGCCTGATCACCATCCCCAAGGTCGGCGACAGCCGCCGGCGATACATCCCCCACCCCAACGACCGCCCCGCCATCAATTGGATGTTCATGCAGTTGTGTGCGGACCAAGACCAGGGCAGCCGCGGAACGACCTACCCGGAATCGATCGCAAAGACGGGCCTGGCGTGGCACGGTGAGCCCATCGACCTGTAGGATTATGACCCATGAGCGGAACCCCGACACAAGGTGAGATTGAGGCCCAGTGGGCTGATGCTATCGACATTCTGGAGACGTTCCGCAATCTGGTGGACGACACCATGGCGGGCAATGCCGGCAAGTTCGACAACCTGCTCCAAAGCCTCAAGGGTGAGTACACGCCCGCAGAACTGTCCAGCTTCGTCGCAAGGTTCCGCAACGGCTGTAGCGGGCTGATGAGCCCTACGCTGGCGCGGAGCGTCATAGCTCCGTGCCTCTTCGAGTTCGCCGCGCTGCTGAATAGCCAGCCGTCCGGCGATGCCACCGAGGGCTTCGGGGCTGGATACCGGAACCCGTCACAGCTTTGGCGTGCGCTCTACGAGTACATGCACAGCCAGACGCAGACGGTTGAGTCTCGCAACATCACGTTTGGGTCAGCAACGGCCGGAGGCAGCAACACCGGCAACGGCGCCCTGTCCCGCCTGAATGTCGACCAACACGGCTACGCCATGGAGGCGGTCACCGTTGAGCGGAAAATGGTCCGGTGCCGTCAGGACTCATCCACCGGCGTCCGACCCGGCTCCGAGGTGTTCGAGGTCATTGGCGACGCATCGAGCTACGACAACGTCTTACGCTCGACAATGGGCAGCGGCGCAACATCCAACGCGGTCCTTTACAGTCGCCACGCCGGCGGCGGTAATGGCGGCAGCTTGCTCAACAACGGCAGCTTTGCCGACTACAACAGCGGGGGCACGCCGAAGTTTACCGCCTGGACGGAGACGGCCAACGGTGCTCAGATCAGCCAGTCCACGTCGGCCACATACCGGACGACGCCTGGCAGCAGCACTCCGGCCAGCCTCGAGATC